TAGACTGGCGTATTGATAACGTAAGGGAAACAGATGACAGGATGCACGTCATTATTCTTTGCGTTAGAAATGACCCTGTGGTGGCTCAATAATGGCGCAAATGAATCCCGACCAATATGGCAAAGCAATTCAGTATCAGTTGTCCAGCATTGTTACGCCTGTTCCTGTGTATGCGGCTTTTAACCGTAACTTTGCTACACAACCCAAGTTTTTGACTTGGATGCTGAGAAACGTACATCAGCCAGTCTATACGGGACAGAATCAAAACAACAAAGGCATCGACACGCCAGTTTTCCAAATAAGTATTTTTACGCAAGTTATAGAAGATGGTTTCACAATTTCCAATACCGTATTACAATCCTTGCATGGGTTTAGTGGGCTATTTGGTGGTGCGACAAATGGGCTTCAAGTTGCAAAGGCTGATGTGCAATGGTTGTACAACTCCTACGATAACGAAAACAAACTGGCGCAAATCTTTTTAGATTGCACTTTGTACATTTCAACATAAGACATTAACACCGTAATTTTTCAAAGGACAAATCATGGCTTTACCTAATAAAGTTCTCTCAGGTTTTACTGCCGCAATGTACGCACAGCCAAGCGCAACGCCAACGCCTTTAACGCTGGCACAGCTATCAACACTAGGCAATGTGTCAGGAATTGCAATATCAGGCAATCTGATGAACATAGAGGCTGTTCCTGCATTTGGTCAAGATGATGCTGTTGCTAGTTTTACCGTTGCTGGCTCAAGACAAAGTGACAAAATTCCAACACAAAGCGCACCCACAAGTATGACAATTACTGCGGCATGGAATCCAAGCGACACCGTTTTGTTGTTAATTCGTGGCGATGCTTATTCGGGGCAAGTAGAAAGAACGTATGTTATTGCCGCAACCGATGGCTCAAACATTGTCTATTACGCTTTTAATGGTCGTGCGTCACAATGGACTATTGACGCTTCACCAAGTGCAGAGTCAAAAGCAATATTCACCATTCACCCAAGGGGCAACCTATACGGTTGGTCTAACAACGCTTAACAAAGGAAAACATCATGGCTTTACCATCAAAAGTTCTATCAGGTTTTGTAGCATCAATGTGGATGCAAACAGGCGCATCACCAACAGCATTTACCACAGCAAACTTATCGGTTTGGACGGCACAAGTAACTACGTTAGTAGGAACTACGGCTGGCGGCACAGGCGCATCAGGAACACAATTAAACATTGAAACTGTCCCAGCGTTTGGTCAAGACGATGCAGTAGCATCATTTATGGTTGCTGGTTCACGTCAATCAGACAAAATTCCTACACAATCAGCACCAACCAGTATGACTATAACTGCCGCATGGAATCCTAGCGATACAGGGCTGTTATTGATTCGTGGTGACGCTTACTCAGGTTTAATTGACCGCACCTATGTGGTTGCCGCTTATGACGGTACAAACACCGTTGCGTATGCTTTTAACGGCAGAGTTAGCCAATTTACAATTGATGCTTCACCGAGTGCTGAAGCTAAATGTATATTTACTATTCATCCAAGAGGCAACCAGTACGGCTGGTCGAATAATACATGAGCGAACAATTAAAAGACGCTTTAAACACTTTAACATCTACGTTTCAATCTCTGCATTTGGTTGCAAGAGGATTAACCGTAGACGCACAAGAAGTAGCAGACGCATTAAAAACTGCTACTCCTGATACGGCTGAGTTTGTAGCATTACAGGCTTTGGCTGAATATAATCCCGTTCAAGAAACTATTAAATTAATTAAAAAGGTTAACCAAGAGGAAACATGACAGACACTACATTACATGACACTAAAATACAGAATACGGCTGACTTACTAAGTTTTTTACAAACCCAGTCCGAACAACGTAAGGATTGGTTTGGTTTTATTCAACAAAAGCTAACGGCTGTATCGCTGGCTCACAAGATTGCTGAACGCCATGCAGATAAAATGAGTCCATCCGAGGTGGTTGATTACGCCAAAGAAGTTACCGAATTACTTTATTTGCGTGTAGCAAAACCTAACGCTTGGAGATTTTAATATGGCAATCTCTCAAAAATTAGGCTCTGATTACGAAGCAATACGGGCTAGTGCTAGGTTAAAAGAAATATCGGTTAAGTTAAATGATATTGATTTTAAATTAAAAGTTCGAATTCCAGTAAAAAGGGAAATGGAAGAATTACAAGCCAAAATTACAACCCCTAATCAGGATTTAGTAACTCAAATTTATACTAATTTATCTGCCCCAATTAAAAAGACGCTGGATGAAGCTGGAAAAGAGTTTGTGGAGGCTCTTAATCAGGCAGAGCAAAAAATTAAAATAACTGACGATGATATTTTTATTGACGGCAAATCAATTAAAGAAATAGCGCAAATGTCGGCTATATGGCAAAGTCAAGTTGAGCAATACTTTGGTTTGCTTCAGTCTGCAACTGGAGAGCCAATTAACGAAACTTACGATGAGATTTGTGATGAGTTTCCTGATATTGTTATTCGTGAAATTGTCCAAAAAATTGATTCGGCAATTAGACCTAATTACCAAGACACAAAAAAAAACTGAGGCGGTCTTTACGAACACAAGTTCGGGCGGCAATGATTTTTAATGGTCATACGTCTGATTCGGTAGATGCTTTAGATGAGGAGACTATTGCTGAAATAACGGTTATGTATGGCGATGGAATATTGGGGGGTAGAGGAGTCTACGATGCTTTAACCCCAATAACAACGGCTATGTTTAATTACATACGAAGCCCTAATTCACCGCAATATAAAGCTGACAACATTTTCCCTTGGATAGTAGAATACCAACAGAATCCAGACTTTGACCCTGATGAAAAAGAAAAGGTCAACAACGCTTTGCTGGTTTATATGTCCCAAGCCCCTAACTTTAGTATGGAAAGGTTCAAAAATGGCGGTAATAGCATCGTTCACAATGGAAGGCTTCCCTGAGTTATTTCGGACAATGGATGAAATGAAGGAAGAAATTGGTAAAGGCAAAACAGACCGTATTTGGCGTAACGCTTTAAAAGCCGCATTCCAACCAGTTCTTGATACAGCTATCCATCGTGCGCCAGCAGATACAGGGCAGATGCGTGACCACATTTATATGAAGGTTCAGCGTCCAATGGCTAGAGATAAACAGGGCAAATATTACGCTGGCGAAATGTATATGGCTAGAGTTTCAGTTAGTGCAATGAGAGATGACACCGTAAAACATGAAATTTTAAATAAACGTGGGAACTTTCAAACTACTTATCGCAATAAAAAACCCGTTGCTGTATCTCAAGAATTCGGTAATGCGGCAACACCAGCGCATCCATTTTTACGAACAGCTTTGGAAAGCAACACGGCTGTTGTAATGACTATTTTGCAAAACAGTTTAAGATTAGCTATTGAAGAAGTGGCACAAAAAGCCACAAAAATGAAATAATCATGTCGCAAATTGGTTCTTTATCGGTCAAGCTAGGTTTAACTACTTTAGAGTGGGACAAGGCTACTGACAAAGCAAAGCAACAAGCTAAAGATTTACAGAAATCTTTTTTTGATTTTCAAAAAGGGTTACAAAGTTTATCTAGCACTTGGGGTGCTTTAGGTGCGGTTGTTGGAACAATTAGTTTTGCATCTTTAATTCACGAAACAATTACATTTACCGATGAGGTTGCAGATTTAGCTAAAGCATTTGATTTAACGATTGGTCAAGTATTGTCTTTTCAATCAGCAATACAGTTAGCGGGTGGCGATTCCGAAATGGCGGCAAGGATGATGGGTACGCTATTCAGTAAAATTGATGAAGCAAGACAAGGCAACGATAAAACTATTGCTCAATTTGAAAAGCTTGGTATTACTTTTGAAGATTTAAAACGAATGAATCCGTATGATTCTATTAATCAAGTAGCTAAAGGATTTGAAAATGTAAATAATGCTTTTGAAAAAACAAGATTAGTAAAAGAGTTTTTTGGTAAAGGTGGTATTAAACTTAGTATTGAAGACATTAACGAGGCTTTAGCACAAGGAACTACAAAATACGATAGATATGCGGCAAGTATTGAAAAAGTTTCTAAACTTGATGATGAATTAAAAATAAGTTACAAAAATTTAAAAATAGCTATGGCTGACATAATGGCGGTTTTTTCAAGTGGCGGCATTATTGGTATTGAAACCTTTTCGGGAATATTAAAAGGAGTTATTGCCGCATCAACTGTTGCTGGAGTTTATGCTCTTGGAACGGCTATGTATGCTTTAGCCGCATCTTTTACAGCTTTAAATGTTGCTTCATCTGTAAGTCCTGTTGGTTTAATTGTTCGGGGATTAGCGGTTGCCGCAGGAATTTTTGGTTATGCTAGAGCAACAACAGAACCAGCTCCAACACCCATACCAGTTGAAGATAAAAAATCAGACCCAATAAACACAGTTGACAAACAAGTAGAAGCACGAAAAGCACAAGTTGCTTTAACAAATCAGCTTATAAAATTAGATAGGCAAAGGTTTGTTATACAAGAAGATTTTTTAAATAAAGATTTATTA